TAGGTATGCATCCACAATCAATGGTAGGACAAACACAGTTTTGTACTCTTAAGACTTTTTATGGTAGTGATGGTACAGCTTATAATTATCCTGCATGGCGTAGACAAACATGGGTGCCAGGATATAGAAATCCTGAAGAAGAACACGAACAGACTACTGCAGCTTGTATGAAGTATACAGGAAAGCCCTATATGATGTGTGAAGTAATAGAATGGGGATATGTAGAACATATCGTAGGATTGGGGTGGACTTGTGTTACAGATGAGCCTTACTATGATGATGCAGGTAGACCTAATTGGGTGCTTGTGAACCATGACATAGATTTTAAGGAGAAATTTAATGCGGGCACAGTATAAAGATGGGTCAAAAGTTATAACAAAAAAGCTAGTGAGAAAACAATTAGACAGTAACGTTCCTTGTAATCAAATAGAGTTTGATGTAGATAAAGACTGGTTATTAGATAAAGCTTTGAAGTGTGAAAGAAAACAGTTCTATCATCATGGAAGAAAGGAAGAAAAAGTTGAAGGCTACAAGTACGCACATATAAGCTATCCCGAGCTAGAGATAATGGTAGGTGAGAACGGTTTAAATTTAAACTGTAAGTATAATATGAAGTTTGTATTTATTGCTCCTAATGCTACTATTGGTTGGCATAAAGACTGGGGCACAAAGTGTGCATTTAATTGGGTAATAAATGGTAACAAAGCAGCTATACGATACTCCAATGGACAAGAGGGCGCTCAACTCGATTACGCGTATAAATCTGCACTAATAAATACGCAGGAAGAACATATGGTACAAAATAATGACAAAGAACGAATACTGTTTAAAATATCTATATTCGATAGAAGCTACGAGGAAATATGCAACAAGTTCAATTCCCGATTTATGTAATTCATAGTGATAATGTAGAAGAATTAGATGGTATACTTTGGCTAGATGACCAAGTATTAGATGACAAAAATATGCAAGGGGAAACTCTAGGAATGAGAAGAATACAAACCCCAATGAAAAGTATCTATCCTTTAAGATATATGATTGAAGATGAAATCAGTATGTTAAAGCATAGAGGAACAACCTTTATAGATAGTAAAGGAAAAATCATTGTTAAAGAAAAAAATAGAACAGCTAAACTTATGTATCATAAGATTAGAAAAAGAGAATTAAAAGAAGTAGCGACTGTAATATGGCTGACTGGAGTTCCTTTTCCTTTTATAGAGAAAAGACCACCACCAGCTAAATATACATGGGCAGGAGTATTACATTTATCAGGCTTTCCTTGGAAAGTGTGGGAATATTGTGAAGAAAAGAAAAAAGATAGTTGGAGAAAAGTTTGAACTTACGAACAAAAATTAATGAAAGAATGGATATACTACAGGGATGGATGGAACAAGATTACCATTTAGCTAGACCTGAAGTAGTATATGAGCATACATTAACTGTTAGTAAGTTTTGGTCAGTATTATCTGAAGAAGATAGGGACTATATACAGGCGGTACAGTCTGCAATAGATAGTGAATCAAAAATATCATGGAAAAGATGAATCATATAGGCAAAGAAGCCAGACGTAAAAAGAAAGAAAACTTCGCTTGGTGGATAAAGTGGGCATCTTCTGTGGCTATTTTAGGAGCAATGTCAATTAGATCTGCAGGCGTATTGCCTACAGCTGACCTGGTATTGTCGTTTATAGGAGTGTTCGGATGGACTTTAGTAGGATTACTATGGAAAGACCGAGCAATAATAGTATTAAATGCAGCAGGACTTACAATATTAGCAATAGGATTATTAAAAGTTGCTTTTGGATAAGTAAAAAGGAAAAATATATGAATACAAATGAAGCACAAGAATTAATGATAGCACTAGAAACTCACATTTGCTATGTAGAATACACTAGTTTAAATAGTGGTACTCAAAAAGAAAGGGAAATGACATGTTGCCCTTACTTTATCCCTAGTGGAAATGGATTATCGTTTAATCAGAAAGCGTCTCTAATGGATAAATGTTTAGCATATGACATTGAGTTTGAAAGATGGGATGACATAGACTTAGAGACTATAACAGATTGGTATACTATACAAGAACAACCTTATGAAGAATAAGTATTTTGTTGTAAAAAATTATTTATCAGCAGATGAATGTGATGATTACATTGCACTTACTAGAGTACTTGACCCAAATCCTACTTTAGAAGTTGGACTAAAAACTAGAAATAAAGGACAGCATGCTGTAAATAGAACTTACTGGACTATACGTAGTATGGGCAAACATTTTAGACCTCTGAAACAATTAGCAGAAGAAAAGTTTGAATTAAAACCTGACTCATTAAAGTTTAAATGGCAACACTTTGCACATATTATGTGTTATGATATCCCAGGTCAAGGATTAGAGTGGCATGCAGAACCTAATATCTCTACTGTGTCTGTATCTATTAATTTATCAAATGAGTGGGAATATGACGGTGCAGACTTTCAAATGAGAAACCTACCTGATTTAAAATTAAATAGAGGAGATGCAATATTATATAGTGGAAGCTGGGTACATAGAGTTTCTGACTTAGTAAGTGGAAGAAAATTAAGTTTTGTGATGTGGTTAAAATGATTACATATAGTAGTTGGATTACTCCTGAAGAAGTAAGAGAAATAGAACAAACAATATTAGTAAAAGAAAAGTATGTATTAGATATTCCTCCAAGATGGCGAACTCCATTTAAAGGATTAACAGGTAAGTATTCTTGTTATAACTGGTTGGATGATTTTGAATTTTTAATACCTAAATTACAAACAATATTAAAGACTACTCATGTAGTACAATGCTGGGCTAATGTTTTGCGACAAGGAGAAGGAGTTCCAAGACATAAACATGCAAGGGGTAAGTCTCCTAATTTTAAATGTGGTAATTTATTTATAACAGGAGATACGAGTATAGGTACTGACTATGATTGGATAGGCAATATTCCTAGTACTCCTGGAGATTTACAATGGTTTGGTTGTCATTTATTTCATGAAGTAAAACCAAATATAAGTAAAAAAGAAAGAATTAGTTTGGCATTTGACTGTCATCCTATACAAGAAGATATGAGTGTATTTACAAAAGGAGAATATAGAGAAATATAATGTGCGGATTTATAGTAACACAAAATAAACATATGGCAGTAACAATGCTACAACGACAAGAGTTCCGTGGACCTGATGGTATGGACTTCTGGTCTGATAACACTTTAACTCTTGGACATGCTCTATTAGACATTAGTGGGCAAAAGCAAAAACAACCATATAAGACTAGAAAAGGACATATACTTGTATTTAATGGAGAAATGTATGACACGACACAACCCAACGATACAAAGTTTTTAGCTAATGGATATGATATGTATGGTCTAAGCTTTTTAGAATTTACAAATTGGCATGGGTCTATAGCAATATATCAACCTAAAGAAAAGAAAGTAACTTTAATTAGAGATCAATTTGGTGCAAAACCATTATGGTATTATAAAAAAGGAAAAGCTTTTGCAGCTGCTACAAGTCTTAGAAGTTTTATAAGCAAAACAAAAAATGATAGTAAAGATAAACAATTTATTTTTAATCCTTTATGGTCTGGTAATGCTTCGCCTTATCATAACATCCATAAAGTAGGCCCAGGACAAGTTATAGAACATAATTTAGAAACTGGTGTAACCGTTCAACGTAATCTATGGCAAAATTATCAAATAAGGTCATGGAAATTTGACAAGCAAGAATTTAGAAAAAGAACAATAGAGTCAATAAGAAAAATTGCTAAGAATAAACAAAAGACAGCAATATTTCTTAGTGGAGGCTTAGATAGTACATTTGCCTTATCTTGTATAAAAGACATGGGATTAGACTTAACAGCATATATTTGTCAGTATGATAAGAGTAGAGCGGAACATCAGAATCATGATGGTTTTAGAGGCGAAGGAGTTCTGGCAGAACGAACATGTAAAGAGTGGGGAATTCCATATAAAATTATTGTACTAAAGCAAGAAGATATGGCACATTTATCAAGAAAATGGATAGCAAACACTCACTTTCCTTGGGTTGACAGGAATAGACAAGCCCCGAGATACCTACTAGCCCAAGCAGCTAGTAGAGATGGTTGTAAAGTTGTAATTACAGGAGATAGTGCTGATGAACTATACACAGGATATAGACACCACTCCAAAAGAATAACAGACCCCAACTGGGATAAAGAAACAGTAAATAGATGTATAAAAATGGGGTGGTTTCCAAGTCAAGTTTTTTCTAAAACTGATAAATTTAATAATGGATTATTCTTTGATTTACTAGCTACATCAGAACAAAATATACTAGCAACTGACCAAACTTGTGGAATGTTTGGAATGGAATCAAGACCTGTATTTTTAGGTCAAAACTATGTGCAGTACATATACTCTTTTAATGGAGCAGTGAAGTTTAAACAACAGGAAGGTTGGTACCCAGGAACATACAAATATTTACTCAGAGAGGTATTTGGAGATATGTTACCCAAACATGTTAGAGAAAGAAAAACAAAAATAGGTTGGTCTAGCCCTTGGAACAACAACTATGAGCCTATGACAGAGAAATGGTATAGAGAAGATTTGGATTATCTAACAGTATTATGATAGGTTTTACATGCGGAGCATTTGATTTATTACACGCAGGACATATAGTAATGTTAAAGGAAGCGAAAGATAACTGCGATTATTTAATAGTAGGATTACAGACTGACCCAAGTATAGACAGGCAAGACAAAAATCAACCTGTACAGTCTGTATACGAAAGGTATATACAACTTAGAGCAGTTAAATATATTGATGAGATTATACCTTATGATACAGAACAAAGTTTACTTGATTTGTTAGAAGCTACCCAAATACAGCTTCGTTTTGTGGGGGAAGATTGGACAGATAAACATTTTACAGGAAAAGGATTGCACGAAGTATATTATACTAGTAGAGCACATTCTTTCTCAACAACACAACTAAGGAACAGAATAAATGATAGATGAGTTAAAATCTTGGGGAGCCAAACCTACCTACAGTGGATTAGGATTTATATTCGTACACGAATCTAGCAAGCAAATTAGATGGAACTTCTATTGCCCTGACCTTACACCTGTTGAAGTAAATGATTTTCATACTCATAGGATTAAATTTGAGTCCCAAATAGTAAGAGGGCGACTAATCAATGAAGTATGCAAGTGGCAGAAGTCAGAAAACAGTCTACTACAGATAGTAGAAACCAACTGTATACATCCACATTTTGAACCGAGCGTAACTGAAGAAAATATAAAAATACGACTAGATGGAAAATACTCACTTCCAGCAGGTGCATGGTATATTAGCGAAGCAGATACCTTTCATAGAGTTGTGTGTCCCGAAAAAACAATAACAAGACTACACATACTTGATAAGGAAACAAAAAATAACTTGACAATAAAGAGAAAAGATAAGCCATTTGTTTGTCCTTTACAGGACTTTAAAAAGCCTGAAAAAGAATGTTGGGAAATACTTAGGACATTCTTTTGAAAGCAGTAATAAAAAATAGAATACAGATAATGGGTACACCTGATGTATTTAATAAAATAGAAAAAGAGTTGACTTATACGTTACCTCCTCGTATGCCACAAGACCCACCTATGGTGCTCAAAACAATTAGGTATATTAGAAAAGGTTTAATCTCTATTCCTGTTGGAAGACTAGATTTAATCCCAGATGATTACGAAGTTTTCGATAAGAGGATTAGTGTAGAAGCAGACTTTCCTGAGTTTAAGTTTGATTTACGACCAAGCCAAAAAGCGGTTTATGATGAAGTAGATGACTGTGCTATAATTAACGCTTGGGTAAGTTGGGGAAAGACTTTTACAGGTTTAGCTATAGCAGCGAAGCTCGGTCAGAAAACATTAGTAGTTACACATACAACTACATTAAGAGCGCAGTGGGAAAAAGAAGTAAAAAAAGTATTTGGAATTGACGCAGGAGTGATTGGTGGTGGAAAGTTTAATGTAGAGCCTCCTATAGTAATTGGCAATATACAGTCATTATACAGACGAGTAAACGACATAAAAGAAGTATTCGGAACAGTTATTTTAGATGAAATGCACCATGTATCAAGTCCAACTTTTACACGTATAGTAGACGAAATGCCTGCTAGATTTAAAGTAGGACTGACAGGAACACTAGAACGAAAAGATGGAAGACATGTAGTGTTTAGAGATTACTTTGGGCATAATGTATTTAAACCACCAAAAGAAAATTATCTAATACCCAAAATAGATATTTACAAAACAGATATAAGATTTATAGATGGTTCGTTTACGCCTTGGGCAGAACGAATCAACGACCTTACTCATAACGAAGAATATGTCCATAGTGTGAGTATGATAGCGGCAAAGTATGCTGCAGAAGGACATAAGGTATTGGTTGTTTCTGACAGAGTACATTTTTTAAAGAGATGTGCTAATCTTGTAGGAGACAAAGCAGTATCAATAACAGGCGATATGAATTTTGAAGAAAGAGAGGAAGCTATGCAAGAAGTGAGAACAAGTAAAAATATTTTATTTGGAACACAATCTATATTTTCAGAAGGTATATCATTAAATGAATTAAGTTGTTTAGTACTAGGTACACCAGTTAATAATGAACCATTACTTACACAGCTTATAGGCAGAGTAGTCCGAAAAATGGATGGCAAAAGACAACCAGTTATCGTAGACATAAACTTAAAAGGCAAAACAGCATCTCGTCAAGCAAACGCTAGGATGGGATATTATATTAGAGAAGGCTATGAGGTAGCCGTATTATGACAGAAGAAACAAAAGAAATCCAATTAAATTTGGAAGAGATGAGAAAGATGAAAATCTTTGTAGCTACTCCAATGTATGGTGGTCAATGCTATGGACTATATACTAAATCACTGATGGACACTACAAGTATGTTTATGCATTATGGAATTGAAATGCAGATTTATTATTTATTTAATGAATCGTTAGTAACTAGAGCAAGAAATTATTGTGTTGCTAACTTTTTAAAATCTGAGTCAACTCACATGTTATTCATAGATAGTGATGTTGCATGGCAAGCCAAAGACTTAATGTATATGACTCACTTAGTTGCAGAAGACCCAGAGAAATATAGAGTTATGACAGGACTATATCCTAAGAAAACTATAGCTTGGGAGAAAGTATTGAAAGCTGCTAAGTCAGGAACATTTGACGATAATCCAGTAGCACTAGAAAAAGTTGCAGGAGATATGGTTTTTAATCCAGACCATGGAGCATATCCAGATGGTAGAGCACCTATATATGAACCAGTAAAAGTCAAAGAGGCAGGTACAGGATTTATGATGATACATAGAAGTGTATTTGAAGAATATGCAGAAGCACATCCCGAGTTAGAGTATACTCCTGACCATTTAAGAGAAGGGGAGTTTAAATTAGGAGAAAAAATTCATGCTTATTTTGACTGTATAATCAATGAAGAAAACAGATATCTAAGTGAAGATTATATGTTTTGTGAAAATTTGAGAAAGCAAAATATAGATATATGGACATTACCAATGATTGAACTTATGCATTGTGGTAGTTACATCTACCAAGGTAAACTAGTAGATATGGCATTGAATGACGTTCATGCAACAATGTCTCCAGAAGATATTGGAAAAATTCGATCTAGTCGTCCGTATGAAGATGACAAAAATAGTTCTTGACAACATCTATAAAATTTGATATAATATGTTATTATTTAATTGGAATGAGATTTTAAAAAGAAGCAAAGGAAATGTTTTGGACACCATTACAATCCTGCGAATTATTACTTTTAAACTTACACCCAAAAATTACAACGACCGAGTGTTTAAATTTTATGAACACTACTATGGCGGACAGTCGTTTCTCTTGAATCCTGAGAAACTACTAAATGCTGGTCGCAGCTACTCAGATAAAGAAGTAGTGGAATATGCAGGAGTCGCATCGTTTCGCAATTACTTTGAGTATCAGCAAACCAAAGACTCCACACTTGACCTTCTGATGTTACCAATATCAGAAGATATTATTACTAAAAACAGACTGCTTGACATAAAAAACGGCAGGATTCATTTTATGTTCGAGGAGACACAATAGGAGAATTATTATGGCAATAGGCTTTAATGTAACCAAGGGCTCAGCCCAAAAAGATAAAATATCAACTTATAACTACGCGGATAAGGAAGACCACAAGGTAAGACTAGTGGGCGACTTACTCCCTAGATATGTCTACTGGATTAAAGGAGAGAACAACAAAAACATCCCTATGGAATGTTTGTCTTTCGACAGAAACTCTGAAACCTTTAATAACATCGAACACGACCACGTAAGAGACTTTTACCCAGACTTAAAGTGTGGATGGTCTTATGCGGTTCAATGTATTGATTATTCAGACAATTCAGTTAAAGTATTGAATCTTAAAAGAAAACTGTTTGACCAAATTATTGTAGCTATGGAAGACTTAGGTGATCCAACAGACCCAGTAACTGGTTATGACATTCATTTTAAAAGAAAGAAAACTGGACCTCAAGTATTTAACGTTGAGTATCAGTTAGCTGTCTTAAAATGTAAAAATAGAGAACTAACCGACGAAGAAAAAGAGCTTATCAAAGATCTTAAATCCATGGATGATGTACTTCCTAGACCTACTGCTGACGCACAGTTGGAATTGCTAAGAAGAATCAATAATCAGGATGGCGGAGAAGAGCAAGTAGATTCGGAGTTCGACGTATCATGATTGGAGTAGGAAGTATCTTTCCTAATTTCCACATGGTTGGAGTAGATGAAAGCAATAGTTTTTTAGATTTAGATGTATTAGCACCCAATAGTTGGACTGTTATGTATTTTTATCCTAAAGATTTTACTTTTATCTGCCCTACTGAAATTGCAGGAATGGATATGCTAGTATCAGAAGCAGATGTTATCGGCGTTAGCGGTGACAATGAGTTCTGTAAACTAATGTGGAAACAAACAAATGACACAATTAGAAATATTAATCATATTTTAGCTGCAGATTGTGGACTTAAGTTATCTACTAAACTAGGAATAGTTGATGAAGATAATGGAGTCTGCTTTAGAGCTACATATATTGTAGACCCAGAAGGGGTTGTTCAACATGTATCAGTCAATGCACTTGATACAGGTAGAAATGCAAACGAAGTACTAAGAACACTACAAGGCTTAAAAGCTGGTGGACTTACAGGTTGTGAATGGCAACCAGGAGAAGACTTCGTAGCATGAAGCAATTAAAAAAATTACTATTATGGATAGTAGATACCTGGCGTATAATCATGGATGCAAAATATAATCCATTAAAGTATATTCCAGACCCAAGTTTACAAACTTACTTTATGTTAGTATTGTTTACTATGTGGTCAGTATACTTTGGATTTGTTGCCTCTTACTATATAGGATGGCTTGGCTATTCAGTAGTAACAAGTATCATTGTTCATATTGCAGTTCTTTTACCTATAAGTTTCACTAATGCGGTATTTTTAGACGCAGAAAGAGATGGAGCAAGATGGGTAAAAGATTGGAGAAATGAAAAATGATATTGTTCACCGCAGACTGGCATATTAAATTAGGACAAAAGAATGTACCTGTAGCGTGGGCTTGCTCTCGTTATGAGATGTTCTTTGAACAAATACAGAATGTAATTGCGGAAAATAATTGTGATTTACACATCATTGGTGGGGACTTGTTTGACCGAGTTCCCAGCATGGATGAACTTACTCTTTACTTTGATTTTATAAAGAGAGTAAATGTAAGAACTATTATCTATGACGGCAATCATGAAGCCACAAGAAAAAATAAGACTTTCTTTACTAACCTTAAGAAAGTTACCAGTAGTATCAATCCTCTAGTAGAAGTAATTGATACAACATATTACGAAGATAACTGGGCAATATTACCTTATGCAGACTTACACAGAAAAGATGCAATAGAAAATATTGATGCAGAAATCTTATATACTCATGTTCGTGGAGAGATACCACCACATGTAGTACCAGAAGTAGATTTAGAAAGATTTGATAAGTTCAAAGTTGTTTTTGCTGGAGATTTACATGCTCACGAGAATACTCAAAGAAACATTGTATATCCAGGCAGTCCTATGACTACATCATTTCATAGAAATCAAGTCCAAACGGGGTATTTACTAATAGACGGCTTAGAATGGAAGTGGGGGAGTTTTAAACTACCTCAACTTATTCGTACTAGTGTGACTAACCCAGATGATATGATTCAGACCGACTTTCACCATACTATATATGAGTTGGAAGGAGATGTTCAAGATTTAGCTAAAGTTAAAAACACTGAGCTACTTGATAAGAAAGTAGTAAAACGAGAAATGGAAGCAACTCTTAAGTTGAGTCAAGACATGACAATATCAGAAGAACTAATAATGTATCTATCTGAAATCTTAAGTCTGGAAGAAACTAAAATACCAAATATTATAGGAGTGTTTAATGATTATTCTAAAGAAGCTGAAGTGGGATAATTGCTTTTCTTATGGAGAAGGAAACGAGTTAGACTTAGATAAGTCAACTCTTACACAGCTTGTAGGCACAAATGGAGTGGGAAAATCCTCTATTCCCTTGATTTTAGAGGAAGTATTATTTAATAAAAACAGTAAAAATGTTAAGAAGGCAGATATCGCAAACCGCTATATCAATAGTGGTTATAATATCTCTCTATCTTTTACAGTGGATAATGATGAGTACTGTATTAGCGTTATAAGACGTGCAGCACTTAAGTGTAAACTTACAAAAAATGGAGAAGATATAAGTTCACACACAGCGTCAAATACGTACAAGACGCTTGGGGAAGTATTGGGCATTGATTTTAAAACCTTTTCTCAATTAGTTTACCAAAACACCAATGCATCATTACAATTCTTAACAGCGACTGACACGAACCGTAAAAAGTTCTTAATTGACCTCTTGAAGCTAGACGAATATGTGTCTTACTTTGAGATTTTTAAAGAAGCTGTAAGAGTAAAAGCAAACGAAATCACAGGAAGCAATGCGAAAATTGCAACAATCGAGAAATGGTTGGCAGATAATATTCTTGAAGATAGTGTCATACTCGAAAAGATGATTTTACCAAAAATTAATGAAGAAGATGAAGAATCTTTACGTTCTTTACAATTAGAATTTGAAAATATCTCCGAAAAGAATAAAAAAATAAATCTTAATGAAATGCTGAAACAGCAGGTAAAAAACATACCACTAGAACAGTACAAAGCAGATTTACAAACTTATCCTGAGTTGCAAGATACTTCTGATATAGAACAAGATATAGGAAAAGTAAACCATAATCTTGCATATCATGAGAGACTCTTAAATGAGTATGAAAGTCAAACAGGTAAGTGTCCTACATGCGGTCAGGACATAGAAGTAGACTTCACAGAAGAAAAACTAGAACTTCATAGAGAAGGAATAAAGACAGCAAAGCTAAATTACTTAGAGAAGAAAGCAGATTTAACCGAGATACAACATGCAAATAAAATACATAGGGCAGCAACCAAAGGAGTCCAAGACTGGGAACAAACCTACAGGTCTATTGACCATGAGCTCCCGTCAGAAGCAATGGATGGAGAAAGAATCTCCGAGCAAATTCAAGACCTTCGTAAAACGATTGCCGATAGTAGGTCGAATCTTCAAGAGGTTATAGATGAAAACGAAAGAAGAGAAAGACATAACACCAGAATTAGCATCATCTTGGAACAAACTGATGGATTTCAAAGGGAGCTTGATGCAAGTAAATCTAGTCTTGAGAGTTCAGAAAGCAAATTGGCGATTCTTGAAACACTCAAAAAAGCATTTAGTACGAACGGACTTTTAGCTTATAAAATAGAATCTCTAGTGAAAGAATTAGAAGTTCTAACAAACGACTACCTCGCAGAATTTAGTGATGGTAGATTTAGTATTAACTTTGTAGTGGAGAACGATAAATTAAATGTGGAAGTCTCAGATAATGGCAATATTATTGACATTCTTGCTCTTTCTAGCGGCGAGTTAGCTAGAGTAAACATAGCAACCTTAGTAGCAATACGAAAACTAATGGCTTCTATAAGTCGTAGTCAAATCAATGTGCTATTTTTAGATGAGGTAAACCAAGCCTTAGATGAAGTTGGTAAAGAAAAAGTAGTGGAAGTATTACTTAAAGAAGAAAACCTTAATACATATATGGTATCACATGGTTGGACTCACCCATTACTAGAAAAAATAGAGATAACTAAAATAGATAATATTAGTTATTTAGAAGGATAATATGAGTAGAAAAACAGGAAAGAGTTTAAATCCTAGTGATTTTTATCCTACACCGCCTTGGTGTTATGAAAATTTAGAAATAGACTGGAGTGTATTCACTTCTGCCCACGAGCCTTGTAGAGGAGACGGCAGAATCGAACTATTTTTACAAGAGAAAGTAGGCACAACAACATATTCTGAAATATTAGAGGGGAAAGACTTTTTTGAGTGGGAAGATGATGTTGATTTGATTTTAACAAATCCACCATTTAATATACTACAAGAGTTTGCAAATCATGCAATGGCTCATAGTAATACTTGTATATTCCTCTCAAGATTAAACTACTTAGGTAGTATTGGTAGACACAACTGGTGGAAAGAGAACACTCCTACTGCCCTTCACGTACTTAGTAAACGTCCTTCTTTTACAGGAGAAGGTACAGATGCTACAGATTACTGTTGGATAGTGTGGGACAAAACCGATAGAACAGAAAGGGGCGTTTTCTTTATTGCACCTCCTTCTCCCTCGCAAGTATTAGAAGGTAAAGAACTAGCATATACTAAAGAGGAGCTACAAGAAGGTAGTGAAGTGTACAACAATATCATTCTGTCAACATAGAAAAATATATATTGACAACATCTCATAAATTTGATATAATATAATATAAAAAGGAGTAACATGCAAGTAGTAATTTACAGTATACCAAATTGTACATATTGTGTACAAGCAAAAAATTTAGCAGAAAATCATCCAAAAGTCGAGGAGACTATATATAAGATGATGGGCGATGGTTTTAAACCAACAGAAGTTAGGGAACTGTTTCCGACAGCAAGAACATTTCCTCAGATTATAGTAGACGGAGAAAAGATAGGCGGATTCACAGAACTCAAGGCTTTACTAGATGGTTAATTCTAGAAGGAAAGGTCATGACGCTGAGATACGCGTAGCAGATATGCTTAAAAGAATCACAGGCGAGGAGTTCGTACAGACTCCTGGCTCAGGTTCTGGCAAGATAAAAGGTGATTTAATGGTACCTCACAAACATAACCTCTTTACAATAGAGGTTAAGTTCTATCGTGATATGGCATTTAATCATAAAATATTTACTCAAAAGAGTAATACCTTTGTGGGTTGGTGGTCTAAGTTGTGCAAACAGGCACAGGATATGGAGCAGGAACCTCTGCTTATATTTAAAGAGAATCACTCACAGTGGTACGTGGCAACGACAAGAAAGCCATGTTACAAAAAACATATGTACATAAACTGGTTGGGGTGCTATGTCACCTTTGCTGAACAATTTTTAGAAACAGAGGAGTTAAAGTTTACAAATGGCGATAAAATTTACGAGCCATGGAGAGTCGATCCCGAATGGGAACTTACTAATAGTTGATGGACTCAACTTGGCGTTCAGATGGAAACATCAGGGCAAGAATGACTTTGAACATGATTATGTACGAACAGTACAATCATTAGCAAAGTCTTATGACTGCGGAGAAATCGTAGTCTTAGGGGATGGCGGTAGTAATTACCGTAAGGAAATATATCCCGAATACAAAGCAAACAGAAAAGAAAGATATGCAGAACAGACTGAGAAAGAGGAACAAGAGTTCCAAGAATTCTTAGCCGAGTTCCAAGTTACTATGAATACTTTAAAGTATAAGGGACACCTTACGCTTAAATATGCAGGAGTAGAAGCTGATGACATAGCTGCTCTTATCTGTCAAAACAGAGAGAATCTAGGTATACAAAATATTTGGATGATTTCATCAGATAGAGACTGGGATTTACTTATTGATGAGAATATAAGTAGATTCTCTACAGTCACTAGAAAAGAAACAACGCTTCATAATTGGGACGAGCATTATGATTTTGACCCAGAGTACTTCTTAACATATAAGTGCCTAACAGGGGATAAAGGAGATAACGTTCCAGGAGTTGATGGTATCGGTCCAAAGAGAGCGACACAGATTATTCAACAATATGGAGATATTTTTGATATTATGGCGAGTTTACCAATAGACGGAAAGTATAAATTTATACAGAACTTAAATGAGTTCGGAAGTGACGGACTTGAAATTGGTATTAAACTCATGGATTTAACATATGACGTAGATGGAGCAGTACTCGGTCACGCCAAAGAGATTATAGGATTAGTGGAGAATTATGTCAGTGAAAATAGACTTTAGTAAAGATAGTCTTTTAGATGATTTTGCTTTAGCAACTCTAAAAGATAGATATATGGTAGGTGATGAAACTTCACCCCAAGAAGCTTTTGCGCGTGCCGCAACAGCTTTTGCAGATGATGAGGCTCATGCACAAAGACTATATGATTATGTAAGTAAACTATGGTTTATGTTTGCTACGCCAGTATTATCAAACGGAGGCACTAAAAGAGGATTACCTATTAGTTGCTTTTTAAATTATGTAGATGACAGCAGAGAAGGGATAACAGACCACTTCACAGAAAATGCTTTCTTATCTTCTTTTGGAGGAGGTATTGGAGGTAGCTGGAGTGATGTTCGTGCGTCTGGCTCTAAGACTTCTAAAGGAAGTGAGAGTACAGGAGTAATACCTTTTATGAAGGTAGTAGACGCAGAAATGTTAGCTTTCTCACAAGGAGTAACTAGACGGGGCAGTTACGCAAGTTATATACATATGAGTCACCCCGAGATTGAGGAATTTTTAGATGTACGGAAGCCAACTGGTGGCGATACTAACCGTAAGTGTACTAATATCCATCACGCTGTGGTTGTTCCTGACGCTTTTATGGAGCTTATTCACTCCGCTTCAAAGTATCCTGATTTTGACGACAGCTGGGATCTTACAGATCCTCATTCCCTTGAAGTAAAGAAAACTGTATCTGCGAGAGCGTTATGGGTTAAAATACTTCAGAATAGAATGGAAACTGGAGAGCCTTACTTAATGTTTGAAGATGCGGTAAACAAAGATTTGCCCGAGTTTCAAAAGAAGAAAGGAATGAAAGTACATCACAGTAATCTGTGTTCAGAAATAACACTCGCCACAAACGAAGAAAGAACGGCAGTTTGTTGTCTCTCTAGTGTTAATCTAGAGTATTATGATGAATGGAAAAAAGTACCTGCATTTATACCTGACTTAGTCAGAATGTTAGATAATGTACTTGAATACTTTATTCACAATGCTCCTGACCAATTAGAGAAAGCTAAGTTTAGTGCTCAGAGGGAGAGGAGTATTGGACTTGGTGCTATGGGTTTTCATGCGTATTTACAAAAAAATGGAATACCTTTTGACAACCCAATGGCAACAGGCGCTAATTCTGAAATGTTCCAACATATCAAAACACAAGCGGAAACCACAACTAGACAACTAGCTGTTGAAAGAGGGGCTTGCCCAGACGATGATACTTGTTCTGTAAGGAACGCTCATCTATTGGCAATCGCTCCTAACGCTTCATCTAGTATTATCTGTGGAAACACAAGTCCAAGTATTGAACCATATAGAGCAAATGCCTATACTCAAAAGACAAAGTCTGGTAGTAACTTAGTTAAGAATAAATTTTTAGATAGGTTGCTAATGAGTAAAATAGGACATGCTGAAATATATGATAACACTTGGAAAAGTATTGTTGCAAACAGAGGTAGTGTACAACATCTTGACGTACTTGACGAGTGGGAAAAAGATGTATTTAAAACAGCCGTAGAAATCAATCAAGCATGGATTATAGAACACGCTAGTATCAGACAGGAATATATCTGTCAGTCACAAAGCGTAAACCTATTTTTCCCACCTGATGTAAATAAGGGCGATTTACATAATGTCCATATGTTAGCATGGGCGAAAAATTTAAAAACATTGTATTACTTGAGAAGTGAAGCTATCAGTAGAGCTGATAATGTATCTAATCAAGCTAAGCGAGAAATAATATTTGAACAGTCAGACTGTTTAAGTTGCGAGGGATAAATGAGTTTATTAAAAGAAAGAGAATACTATAAGCCTTTTCAATATCCTTGGGCATTTGAGAACTATAAGAAACAACAACAAATGCATTGGCTACCTGAAGAAGTACCATTACAAGATGATATAAAGGATTATAAAGAAAAACTAAGTGAAGGTGAAAGGACATTGCTAGACAATATCTTTAAGTTTTTCACACAAGCAGATGTAGACGTATGTGGAGGCTATGCCCACCATTACTTGCCTACATTTAAACAACCAGAAGTAAGAATGATGTTAGTTAGTTATGCTGCTATGGAAGCAGTACACCAAGAAGCATATTCCCTTCTACTAGAAACTTTAGGTAAGTCGGAAGATATGTACCAAGAGTTTTTTGATATCAATGCTATGATGGAGAAACATGAATATCTACAAGATTTCGGTATGAACACTCCATATGATATGGCAAAGACAATGGCAGTATATAGTGCATTTACAGAAGGAGTACAGTTATTTAGTAGCTTTGCGATTCTTCTAAACTACCCACGACATAACTTGATGAAAGGAATGGGACAGATTGTTACATGGAGTATTCGTGATGAATCATTACATGTAGAAGGTTTGTCAAAACTATTTAGAACTTTTATTTCAGAGAATCCTGAGTTATGGACTGATAAGTTAAAGTACGAAATATACTGTGCTGCAGAAAAGACAGTAGAGTTAGAAGATAACTTTATTGATATTTGTTTTGATAAAGCAGATATACCAGATTTGACAGCAAAAGAAGTCAAGGAATATATTAGATATATTGCTGACAGAAGGTTATTAGGTATCGGTATGAAGAAAATATTTCATAGTACAGATAATCCTTTACCTTGGATTGACATGCAAGTCAATGCAGTTGAGCATACCAACTTTTTTGAAAACCGTGCTACCGAGTATGCTAAGGCTAGTACACAAGGCAATTGGCAGGATGTATTTAAATGAGTTCAGAATTACCTACACAAACAATCACTATCGATGAAACCTCGTATGATGTATCAGCATTATCTAAAGAACAACAAAGTATTGTTAATGCAATAAACAAGTGCGATATCGATTTAGAAGATTATAAGCACAAGATGGCTATTACACAAACGGCTAGACAGGCGTATGTTAATGATCTTGGCGAACAATTAAAGGAAGACTAATGAAGATATTCGTAGGATATGAAAGTGAATATCCCGAAATGTTTGAAGTGTGTAAGGCATCAATCTTACGATTTAATCCTACACATGAAGTTATACCTTTAATTACATCAGAGTTGGAGGAACAAGGAATCTACACTAGAGAAGAAAAAGGAAATACTGAATTTGCTTTTACTAGATTTCTTGTACCACTTCTCTCTAATTATATGGGATATTCTTTATTCTGTGATGGCGACTTTCTATGGAGATGTGATCCGCAAGAAATAACTCATTTTAAAAAGAATAATGATTCTGTTATGTGTGTACAACACGCAGAATTAATGTTTGACCAGTACACAAAAATGCACGATAAACTAAACAAACCTTATAAGAAAAAATATTGGTCATCTTTAATGTATTTTAATAATGCAGAATGTAAAATGTTAAATAAGTGGTATGTAAACAATGCTGCTGCTAAACACTTACATGGGTTTACTTGGGCAAATGGAATAGGTTCTTTACCTGCTTCCTATAATGCTTTAGTAAATTATTATGACTTTGGTGAGAGAGCTAAAGGAGTACATTTTACAGATGGCGGACCATGGATGGGTATAAACGACCATGAGCAATATTGTAAAGAATGGACAGACATATATAATTCATTATAATGAGAAACATACCTGTAGTAGCAGTAGACCAGTATGACTTTCTAGCACACAGACGAGAGCAGGAAAAGAAACATTGGGCAAAAAAGAATAACCTAACAGAGTTAGATTCGATTCTTACTGTTGAAATAAATACTACAGAGTTATGTAATAGAACTTGTGTCTTTTGTCCGAGACACGACCCAAAAGTATTTCCAAATAGAAACTTGCATCTTACCATAAAAGGAGCCGAGACAATAGGTCTTGAACTAGGTAAGGCAGGTTTTAGTGGAAAAATATCATTGAGTGGATTTGGAGAAAATTTACTCAACCCAAATTTCAGAGAGATAGTTCATATCTTTCGACACACAGTTCCATTAGCAACTTTAGAGTGTAACACTAATGGCGACAAACTTACCCAAACATATGCAGAAGAACTATTTGAATATAGTGGATTAGATTTAATTTACATAAATCTTTATGATGGCGTAGAGCAAATGACTCATTTCGATAAAGTTATGAAAAATATACCTGAAGAAAAGTACAAGTATCGTATGCATTGGGGAGATTTTGAGAACCATGGATTATTACTTAACAACCGTAGCGGGGTCATCGATTGGGTAGGTATAGAAGAATCTAATGTGGCTTCTTTAAAAGGTAAACCATGTCATTATCCTTTCTATAAAATGTTCGTAGACTGGAATGGAGATGTTCTATTTTGTTCAAACGACTGGGGAAGGGAACATGTTGTGGGAAATTTACTACAAGATACATTACACAATGTATGGTTTGGTAAACCTATGACAAAAATTCGTAAAAAATTAATAAAAGGAGATAGGTCACACAGCCCTTGCAATAAGTGTAGTGTAGACGGTTCTCTGTTTGGAAAAGAATCTTTCAATCTAGTAAAGGAGTACTATGAAAATCGCAGTAACAGGTAGCAGTAAATTAGCAAATTGTATACAAGGTAATAAAATAAGAGTAGAGTTTGGGGCAGATTGGTCACAGTATGATGTATTTGTAAACAATGCTCATGTAGAGTGGGAACAGTGTAGACTTCTCGAAGAAGTATACGAGGTATGGAAAGATGATGAAACTAAAACAATAGTTAATATTTCGTCAAGAGCCCATCAACCTAATATATCTAAAGGATATAAGTACGCCGCACAAAAAGCCGCTCTAAATCATATGGCAACTAACTTAAATTATAACAGTGATGCCAAGTGTAGAATTGCTACAATCAACTTTGGGTTATTAGAGTCTTCAATACATTCAAGTATCTCATATGAGAGAGCAGGTGAGTGGGTAGATTGGGTGATAAAAAACTCAGACATTACTGAAATAACAATTGAAAATCCTGCAAATTATATCCAAATTCAAAATGAAAAAGAAATCGCTAGAAGTTTAGGATTGAAGTCATGATGGGACGAGTAATATTAGTAGGAAATTCAGTAGAATTACTTCAACACGAGTATGGCTCATATATTGACAGTTTTGACACAATTGTTAGATTCGGAAAAGGCATACCTACAGATGAAAATTTTGAACAGATAGGTAAAAAAACTGATGTATGGATTACAGGTTTCTTAAGGCAGAAGCATTATACTAGGTTTAAAAATGTTAAAATATTATTTAATCGCTGTAGAATACACATGAACATAGAGCCAAAGTCTCCTATGCTACTTCCAGAGTATGAAGTTATGTTCACAGATAAAGAAATACTAGAAATATTTGATTTAGTAGGAGCTACTAATGATAAGGCATTAGGTGACCGTCCTTCTGCAGGTTTTCTTGGTATATTGTATTTTTTAAATAAGTGTGAATATGAGAGTATAGAAATCATAGGATTTGATTTTTTCTCTAAAAAGTTGCCTTTCTCTACAGGAGCAGACTATCCCGCTAGTTGGCATTTGCCAGTTAATAGTAAGGAGAGGAGTCCTCACAATCCAAATGAAAAACAAATAGTAAAAGAGTTAGCCGATAGAGGCAAAATTAAATGGAAAGTTCTTTCAGATTTGAAAGATGAGTTTCTAGATTTTTCCTAGTCTAAATCCTACTTTTACTAGTGACCCAGCTACGCGTTTCTGCTTAGTTGATTTTAACATCAAAAGCTCATTATTTCGTGCATTTCGCATATTTATAGGTATACTAGGAATTAAGTTGGTATACATATCCCAAGGAAGCGAGAGCTGTATAGTTGTAGGTAACATTGTATAAGTTTTAAGTAACCACTTATGCTGTATATTTAATTGAAAACATTTTCTTAGCATTACATTATAATTAACACTATCAAGTGGTCCAAGAGCCTCTAGTTCTACTAAAATATCATTTTTACCATTCATGTATAGTGGCATAAATTTATGTTGATAACCTAATAATCTTGTCATAAACCATTCTGTACTTGCTTGGTAAAGAAGTCTATCAATCTTAGGCATATTAGGAGATCTTGATTCTAAGCCATCTTTTTCTGTAGGACAGAATAATTCTTCTAGTGAAAAAGTTTTTAACATGTCATAGTTAAATATCATAAACTCTGGATCAATATTATGTAGTTTAGTTGGTGAAATAGGTATTTGTAAAATTCTGTAAAAGTCTTTGAATCTTGGATGTTTTCTAAAGACTCTTTTATGAGATAAGAAAGAAACAGACCCCGCAAAGAATTCTTCATTAGGAAAATTATTAGACCATTTACCGTTTATTATATTGTTGCCACCTAGCCAAACTATTCTTTTATGTAGTCCACCTTTATCTTTCCAATGATCTAGTAAGTGACACATACATTTGGCTAAGTCTGACTTTCTCCAAAAAGATTCATATATTTTAACATTTGGAAAGTTATCTACTATCCATTCAATCGGAGCTTCATCCCAATCTTTATTATTTACATATAGATGTATTCTAACTTCTTCTTTATCGGGCAGGAGTGATGCTAAAGTAAACATACTCCATACTTTTTTATAGGGGTGTACTATTTCAATCATTTTTTATCTTTTTAAATTCCCAAAAGTTATCTACATATGCCTGTAGTCTTTCTTCCGCATCTTCATCAAATTCAAATATTACTCCAGAGTTTCTTGCTGAGAGTATTTTACAAAGTGCAAGGTACGATTGTCTGTTTGATACTGTATCATAAAAACTTTCGTAAGTTAATAAATTTTTCTCTCGTGCTTCTTTAGGAAAGCTAACAAGAGAAAGTCTTTTTCTGAGAAGGAGTGCAATTAATCCCATCTCACTATTTGGAGCAGTCGCTACTTCTTTACAATTAAGTAGTAGTTCATACCCACCTTCTTTTTTGTTTAGTACATTTTCTGCACCAAATCTTCTTTTTAAATCGGCAATATAAACATGAGCAGTAATTGGATGAGGTTTTATTACATATCCTTCATCTACTAATTTCTTTACTCGTCTATAATCAATTACAGTTCCTTTACATAATAAATTACTACCTGGTAAGAAAATTACTTTATCATAAAATTCTGTATTCCATTGTAAATTATATTTATTCTGTAGTCCATTTACTATTTTTTCGATTCTTTCTTCATCAATCTTTATGTCTGAATTAGCAATCGCTTTAAATAATTTGGTGTTAATTTTTATAGAATTAACTCTACAGTATATTCCTTTACCTAAAAAATCTGTATATAACCATTTTCTAATACTATGTAGTTCATTAGTATTAAACCATAAATCATATTCCCAGGCAACTCCTTCACTAGTGTCAAGAACAAGTTTCTCTTTTAATTTAGCTAATCCATCTAAGTCATCTTTAGGTCTTGTACAAGAGCCTGACTTCATGAAGTGAGTTGGTATATCTCCCAATGACTCATTTATAGTCATTGCTACCAGTTTATTTTTCTTAACTGGCTTCTGCTTTGTTCTCATTTCTTAGCTTGAAAATTTCTTTTTCTAGGTTTTTTATTCTTTCTTCTGTTTCACCAATATGGTCAAAGACGGCTGCCATCATTGACTCTAATTTTTTATTAAGATAGTTTGGTGTAATATCTTCTTGTTCTGCTTTCATCATATTAAGAATCGCTCCATTGTGAGCCATCCCAATAAGATAATCCAAAGTCTGCTAGACTCGCAACTTCGGTATCAAAAATTGTACCTGCTTGGGAGGCGGTTATTCTTTCAAATACTGTTGTTGTCGTATCGAAAGTTGTTGTTGTTAAGTGGTCAGTTGTTCTGTTTGTTTCTGTTGCTCTAGTTGTGGAGATAGTAGTTGTTGTTGTTCTATCTGTTCCAAAAGTAGTAGTCCTAGTTGTTTCAAAAGTGGTTGTAGTTCCAAATGTAGTTGTTCTACTTGTTTGAGTAGATTGACTTGTTTCAAAAGTACTTGTTGTTGTTCTGCTTGAACCAGTTGTTCTACTAGAGGCTGTGCTTCTATCTGTATCAAATGCTGTTGTTGTTTCTCTGCTTGAAGCTGTTGATCTAGTTGTAACTGTTCCCTGTGAAGTCTCAAACGTTGTGGTTGTAGCTCTACTTGAAGCTGTTGACCTAGCTGTATTAAATGTTGTTGTTGTAGAGTGAGATGTTCCAGTAGTTCTAGAAGATGCTCTCGAAGTAATATAAGCAGTTTCGTAAGCTGTAGATTGACTAGTGTTTGTACTTCTACTTGTGTTTGTAGTTTGTGTAGTATTCGTACCTCTTGCAGTATTCGTACTTCTTGCAGTAATATATGAACTAATAGTAGCGAATGTTGTATTATCAATATATGCTGTACTAGTAGCAAATGTAGTTGCTGTATTTGTAGCCTGAGTAGTATTAGTACTTCTACTTGTGTTTGTAGCTTGAGTAGTATTCGTACTTCTGCTTGTTCCAAATGATGTATTATTTGTAAACGCTGTATTATTTGTAAAGCCAGTACTTCTACTTGTGTTTGTGGCTTGAGAAGTATTTGTACTTCTACTTGTACCAAATGCTGTATTATCAATATAGGCTGTTACTGTATTAGTATTTCTAGCTGTATTTGTAGCCTGAGTAGTATTAGTACTTCTTGATGTGTTTGTAGCTTGAGTAGTATTCGTACTTCTACTCGTACCAAACGCTGTATTATCAATATACGCTGTAGTTCTAGAAGTGTTTGTATTTCTACTCGTACCAAACGCTGTATTATCAATATACGCTGTTATTCTACTAGTATTAGTATTTCTAGAGGTATTATTTGTAAATCCTGTACCTCTAGAAGTATTAGTATTTCTAGAGGTATTATTTGTAAATCCTGTGCTATTTGTAAATCCTGTAGCTCTACTTGTATTATTTGTAAATCCTGTAGAGTTTGTAAAGCCAGTACTTCTTGAACCTGCTGTATTGTTTGTAAAGCCAGTTGACCTTGATGTATTATTAGATGCAGTATAGAATTGTGTTCCACCTTCTGGGTCAAAGTTATAATCAATGTATACAGTTATGTAAATAGTAGTTCTAGAAGTGTTTGTTGAAACGGCAATTGCTGTGTTTCTGGAAGTGTTCGTATTTCTAGCAGTGTTGGTTGCAAAAGCGGTGTTTCTAGCAGTATTAGTATTTCTAGCTGTATTTGTAGCAAAACTTGTAGAGTTTGTAAACGCTGTATTTCTTGCAGTATTTGTAGCAAAACTTGTAGAGTTAGTAAATCCTGTACTTCTACTTGTATTTGTTGCCTGCGTAGTATTATACGCAGTAGAGTTTGTAAAAGCGGTGTTTCTACTTGTGTTTGTTGCTTGTGTAGTAGTATAAGCTGTTATAGTAGCAAATGTTGTATTGTCAATATAAGCTGTTGTAGTAGCAAATGTTGTGTTATCAATATATGCTGTTGACGTATTAGTATTTCTAGAAGTATTGGTTGCCTGCGTAGTAGTATAAGCTGTTATAGTAGCAAATGTTGTATTGTCAATATATGCAGTATCTCTAGCTGTGTTAGTACTTCTTGCTGTATTTGTTGATTGTGTAGTAGCATACGCTGTTATAGTAGCAAATGATGTATTATCAATATATGCTGTTGTTGTTGCAAATGTAGTAGTAGTACCAGTTGTTTGTGTTGTGTTCGTGCTTCTAGACGTATTTGTTGCTTGTGTAGTATTTGTGCTTACTGTTGTTCCAACTGCTGTATTATCAGTATATGCTGTCGATGTAATAAATGTTGTTGTATCTTCGTAAGCAGTTGTTGTTGCAAAAGATGTGTTTCTGCTAGTACCTATTGTTGTATCAAAAGATGTTATGTATGCAGTTGTAGTATTAAATGCTGTAGTTGTACTTTTACTTGTATTAAATGTTGTAGTTGTAGTAAAGGCCGTTGTAGTCGACTGCGAAGTATTAAATGTTGTTGTTGTATTAAATGTCGTAGTTGTAGTATACGCTGTCGTCGTACCTTGTGAAGTTGTAAAAGTAGTTGTAGTTGTAAACGCTGTAGTTGTATTAAAAGCAGTTGTAGTACTGGTTGTTGTATTGAATACTGTTGTTGTTGCAAATGTAGTTGTTCTACTTGTGTCTGTTGTTCTGCTAGTGTCGAAAGTTGTACTTCTACTTGTATCAAAAGTTGTTGTAGTATTGTAGTCGGTATCAAAAGTAGTAGTCGTATTGAATACTGTATTTTGTACACCTGATATAGTACTAGTAGTTGTAGCAGTCTGTCTTGTAGTCGAGTGCGTAGCAGTAAACGGCCCAGCTAAAGTTCCGCCATCATTGACGTAAACTTCGTTGACACGACGAATTGTTCCACTGTCGTTGACAGCGATAAATCGAACAGTCCGTAGTGTGCCGGAATCGTTTACAAATATTGCCATGTCTTAACTCGAGTATACGAAAAAGATGTGGCCGCTTGACGTACTTCCTACTCCTGTTGGAGCAGTCGTAGTAATTGTGTGCGGTAATCTAGCTGAAGGCACTGTGCCTGATGTAATCTTGGCTGCTGCGATACCTGCACCTTGAAAGTTTGCGCTGGAATCTACGGCTTGAACACCATCAATTTTTATTCCTGCGTCTTCGATATTAAAATCTAATTTTTGTCCCATTTTATACCTCTATTGTTGTTCTTATATATTTATAAGCCATTGTATCACCACTTGCTGGTGTTACTCTTAATCTTACATTACCACTACTTATATCTGCATCAAATGTTGCTTGTGCACCATTATCAAATATAGAAGCGTACTGCGTTAAATAAACTGTTGTTCCGTCATGGAAAAGTGTTATTTCTAGTGATTGATAATCACTGTCTGTTGAATTTGTTATCTGTACTAAATATTTAGCAGTTCTAAATGTAGCTGCTGTAAAACTATCTAGTGTAAATACTGTTGTTGCTGTAGAGCTTCCTGTGCCTACATCCATACCAGCTACTTCATCTATGTGAAGTTTTTGTGGTGGTGCTGAATCTTGGATACCTAAGTTACCATTTACATTTGTTGTATCGGCACCATCTCCAAGTGTAACTGCTCCAGAGAATGTAATATTCCCTGTCATGTTTTTACCGCCAAGTGCTGCACTTGATAATTGTGTAGTTGTTACAGAGTTATTTGCAATCTCACTTGACCCAACAGCGTTTGCTGCTATTTTAGCTGCTGTTATTGCATTAGCATTTATTTTTGCAGTCGTTACTTGTAAAGCTCCTAAATGAATTGTATCTATTGATCCAGTCTTTAATTCTGCGCTGTCTACTGCATTGGCTGCTATCTCTGCTGAGCCTACTGCGTCAGTAGCTATTAAGTCTGCGGTAATTAATCCTGAGGATATCATACCTACATTGTTAATTGCATTGTCTGCCATCTTAGCTGCTGTTACTGAATCAGCGGCAAGATGTATTGTATCAATACTACCACTTACTAATTCTGATGAATCTACCGAGTTAGCCGCTAATTCTGAAGAACCTATTGCTCCTACAGTAATTGATTCTGCTGTTACTGAATTACTTGCTATCTTAGCTGCTGTAACAGCATTATCAGCTATCTTAGCTGTTGTTACATTAGCATTTGCAATATGTGCTGTATCAATACTGCCGTCTACATAATGTTCTGAATTTATAGAATCATCTGCAATTTTTGTTCCATCTATTGCGTCATCTGCAATATTACCAGTAGCAATAGTATTAGCTGCTATATCTCCTGATACAATAGTTCCATTAGATATTAAGTCTGATGTAATTAAACCGCTTGATATAAATGCTACACTATTAATAGCGTTATCACCTATTTTAGCTGATGTTACTGCATCACTTGCTAGTTGAGCTGCTCCTACTTGTCCATCATCAATATGTTTTGTTAAGATACTGTTCTGAGCTATCTTAGTTCCATCTACCGCGTTATCTGCTATGTTGGATGTTGCTATTGTGTTGGCTGCTATTTCAGCTGTTGTAACACTTCCTGCTATAATCTTACTTGCATTAACAGTATTGTTTGCTATTGCAGAAGCTGTTCCTGTTAAGTTACCTGTTACGTTTCCTTCTATGTCTGCTACTAGTACACCTTTTGTATAACCTGTTCCACTTGTGTTTACTGTTGTGGTTGGCTGTACTTGTAAATCTTTGAATATTTGCCACTTACCAGAGTTATCTGCGTTTCTAAATATACCTGAGTATTTGTCTGTACCACTAGTATCATATAATCCATAGAAACCTATATCAACTGCATCTGAACTTCCGTTGCCAGTTGCCATTGAGATAAGAGAATCTCCAGTTGTAATTGTTGTAGCTGAAGCTGCGAATGAGGTTCCTGATACTGTCACGTTTCCTGAGAAAGTAACATTACCTGACATTGTCTGTCCACTCAACGCATCTGATTTAAGTTCTGCTACTGATACAGCATTTGCTGCGATATGTGAAGCATTAATACTATTATTCTGTATATTTGTGCTAACAATAGAGTTTACTGCGAGTTTTGCATTTGTTACTTGGTCATCTCCAATATGTATTGTGTCTATTGAGCCTGATACTAGTTCTGCTGTATCTACTGAGTTTGCACCTAATTGAGTGCTAGTGATACTCCCGTCAGCAATCTTAGCTGCAGTAACTGCGTTATCTGCTATCTTTGCTGTGGTTACATTAGCATTTAATATTTTTGCTGTTATAACTGAGTCAGAAGCTAGGTGTATGGCATCTATAGAGCCACTTACTAGTTCTGCTGTATCTACAGAGTTTGCAGCAAGTTGATCTGCTGTAATCTGTGCATCGTCTATGTGTCTTGTTAAAATACTATTAGAAGCAATCTTTGTACCGTCTACTGCGTTGTCTGCTATCTTACCTGTTGCTATAGTATTATCTGCTATATCTCCTGATACAATAGTACCATCTGCGATATGGTCTGAAGCAATTACTCCAGAAGGTAGCTTAGCTGCTGTAATAGCATTATCTGCTATTTTACCAGTTGTTACATTACTATTAGCTATTTTAGCTGTTGTAACTTGTGAAGCTCCTATATGTATAGTATCTATACTACCTGTTATTAGTTCTGCACTATCTACAGAGTTAGCCGCTAATAAATCTGCGGTAACAGTACCAGCTGGTATTTGAGTAGCCGTGACCGAGTTATTTGCTATTTCACTACTTCCTACTGAATTTACTGCAATTTTTGCACTTGTTACTGAGTTAGCGGCTAGTTTAGCTGCTGTTACTTGTAAAGCCCCTAAATGTATTGTATCTATTGAACCTGTTTTTAATTCTGATGAATCTACTGCATTTGCTGATATTTCTGCGTTTGCTATAGCGTTAGCAGCTACGTGTCTTGCTACTATTGAATCTGTTGCTATTTCAGCTCCTGTTACATTGTTTGCAGCTATCTTAGATGTTATTACTTGTGCAGTAGCAATGTGAGAAGAGTCTATACTTCCGTCTATTAGCTGAAGACTATCAACTGAATTAGTTGCTAGTGCAGCTGTGTCTATTGAGTTATCTGCAACTCCTGTTACTGCTGACTGCTGTAGTTGAGCTGCTGCAATAGCATTAGTTGATATTTCACTAGTTCCTACTGCATTTGCTGCTATTTCACTACTTCCTACTGCGTTTGCTGCTATTTCACTTGCTGTAATTGAATTACTTACTATTTCAGTAGTACCTACTGCATTCGCCTCAAGTGAGGAGACTAATGCATTACTTTTTCCTATGAGTGACATATTATGTTTGCTCCAAATATGAGAGTACGCAGTCGATTGAATTTGCTACATTACTCTGTACCTTGATTATATCCCCAGCTTCTAAAACAACTTTTGCATCTCCACCAATAACTACTTGTGTAGAATTACTTGGTATTGGAGTGTTATGCATTAAAGCTACGTGAGTACTTGAACTTGCGTCAAAAAACTCTACTGTTGCTTCAATTTGTCCACCACTTTGATTACAAATGTAACACCCAATAATTGTAGATGTTGTACTACCTGGGCAAGTATAGACACTCGTTAACGAGGTTCCTACACTAGCTTGTGATGCTGATTTAAATGCTGATGCCATAATCTTATCCTAATGCTATGCTCAGTGCCAATGCTTCTGCTTCTGATATTCCTGCAGAAGTCAAAGTAACAATTTCACCTGAGCTGTTCTTTGTGTAAATTGTTTTGTCAGAAACATTCATAGCAAGTTCATGCGTTTGCAAGTCACTTGTTTGAGGTACACTGCCTGCTGTTTCTGATCTTTTAATTTTAATTACATGGGACATTTCTTAGAATGTTCCTCCGTCTAGTGTATTTGACCATGCGACTGTTCCGTTTGCTCCTACTTGAAGCATTTGACCTACTGAATTAGTAGAGTCATAAGTACCAATATTTAATGTTGTAAATTGATTACCACCATTTGCTCCGAAAATCATTTGACCTTCAGCAATAGCGTTGTCTAAACCTTTAATTTGTAAAGTATCTGATGCTATTTCTATAGAAGTATTGTCTACATTAACTGAAAGAGTATTACCTGATTTACCAAGTCCTGCTCCTGCTGTTACACTACCAGCTCCTGAGAACTGAGTAAAGGTTAATGCATCAGTACCAAGAGTTGCTGAACCAGTAACGTTTGAAAGAACGAAACCTGCGTCTGCATTAGTAGAACCTTCTTCAATAAAAGTAAATAGTCCTCCAGTTACATCAGCACTTGAATCTGCGTCTAGCGCTCTTGTTAACACTGCTGCGTTTGAACCATCACCGACTGTACTTACAAAGTAAACACCATTCTGTGTTCCTGTTGATTGATTTTTAACAAGTACTCTATCATTAAGTATTAAAGTAACACCGTCTACTGATATAGCTCCATTTGAGCCATATGTTAGAGTTGCCCCTACACCACCAGTACCATTATTATACGTTCCTGAAATAGCGGCTTCTGTTGCTACTCTACAAGAATCTTTAATATCTAGTGCTTGTTTTACGCTGTCTACGTATGCTTTGGTTGAGGCATCTGTTGCTTGGGTAGGAGTACCAATATTAGTAATCCTGTTTGCACCCATGTCAATTGTTTGTGAGCCTGCAACTGTAAGTCCACCATCAAAGTCTACTGATGGGGTAAATGTTGTAGTACCAGCAACTGTTATAGTATCGCTACTTGCGTTACCAATATTTACTGCTCCATTAAGAGTTGTGCCACCTGTGACTTCTAAATCGCCACTTGCAGTTACATCTGTACCACTTATAGTACCTGCGGCTACTATATTACCTGAGCTCGCATTTACTGTGAATTTGTTAGTAGCAATTGCTAAGTTGCCAGTCATGTTTACGCCCGCTAGCGAACTTAATCCTACGACTGATAGAGCACTGCCTACTGTTGTTGATTCACTTCCGTTAGTAGTAACAAATTTTAGATATGAGGTTCCGCCCTGGTTTATATCTAATGCTGCTGCATTGTTATCTAATAGTGTGAGTGAATTTGCTTGACCTGAAAGGTCTAATGTACCACCATGAGTAATAACTAAATTGCCTGTTGGCGCTATTGTTAAATTACCTGAAGCTGTACTAAGAGTATTGCTAGATCCTGTAATTACAATATTACCAGTTTTTAATTGGTCAATTTTGCTACTACTGTCAACTACTACAGCTGAACTTGCTGTCAGCGTACCAGCTGTATGGTCGAGCATTTCGACATACAAGTCCCCGCCTATTGTTGTTACCGCCGAGGTGCTTGGATGCCCTACAAATAGTTTCTTTGAATTTGATGAATACGCTAATTCACCAGCACCGAGGGAAGAGGGAGCGGCGGAACTCGCACTTCTTTTGATTTTAATGGTTTGTGCCATGTTTCTGTCCTAAATGAGCTTAAAAAGCCCCTGCGTCTATAGTGTCCGAGTCTGTTGAGTCGTTGCCTATCATTATAGGAACAAAACTATATACGCCCGAAGACGTTTCTCTATAGATCTTTAACTGATTGTCATCAGTGTCATAAAATAAATCTCCTTCCGCTAAGTTTGCTGTACTAGAGGCTGGAGAGGATGTTTGTACGAAAAATTGGTTAGCTAAAAAGTTAAGGGCTCCTTCGACAGTGGATTGACTAGAAAGTGTCCCTACCGGATTGTCGAATGTGAGTGAGCCTGCATCTGTTGCACTGGCGGCTACAGCGCTAGAAACCGTTAATGTAGTGGTCTGTGCTGTTGCGCTTAAACTTGTAGTTTGAGGAGTAATCGTGACTGTAAGTGCCATTATCTTGTAACTTCTGCTGTAACTCTTGCTACGCCTTGGATGAGTCTGGTAATACTGTTTGCACTACTGTTAAATAGTTCTAAATCATAATAGTATTTTCCTGACGCTACGTTCCGTGTTAATGCATATCCTAAACTCATTGTTAATTTACCTTGTGCGGCATTTGTAACTGTACAAGAAAAGGTTGCTGTAAGAGTACTAGATGTTGGCGTGGGTCTTAGTTGTGCAGACGCAGTGTGACTACTCAGATTAACTGGGTCGCCGTTTTGCGCTACTACTAATTCTATGGAAAAGTCAGACCCCTGGTCTATGACTATATCATAATTTCCTGCTGCCATAATTGTACTCCTATAAATAGAATTATATCAAAAATATGGGGTGTTGTCAAGAACTATTTTTAAGAGGGGGTATGTTTTAAGTTAAAATAAGGTATGATACTTAACTTGGTTTGGTTGGCCAAGTAATATTATCTATATCTGTAACGCTAGATTGAGCTGTAGGCATATCTCTTAGTGTTTGCCTGTAAGTTACCCACTCTGTTTTTTTAGAAGCACTTAAAGGAGAATCTGACATTTGTGTCCAATCTGATTCAGATAATAGAGTATTTCTTTTTCTTCTTACCTCTGGTAAAATGTCCGCGGTATATGATGTAACAACGCCGTCTACGATTTTTTGCGTTGCTCTATCGTAATGTCCTTGAATAATCCCTTCACCACTTTCAAGTAATATATCTGATAAATCTGTAAGATGGGTGCTACTACCTTGTGTAGTTATTAATCCTGTACTAATGTTGTATATGCTGTATTTCATTTTTCTTCCTATTGTGTATTATCTACATCTATATATATTGCTTGATATGTGCTGTTGAATATAGAGCCACTATTATTCCACTTAACTCTCCAATATACAGTTTCTTGTGACGAACTCATTCCACTGAGAGTTCCTTGCCAAACAAACACATAGCTTCTAAATGTACCTGCATCAGCGTTCATTGCAGGACTTAAAGCAGTCCAAGTAGTTCCATTGAAACTATATTGTATAGTTCCATTTCTTACATCACCTAATACAGCACTGTATATAACTTGATAACCTGCACCATTTCTAACATTGTTTAATGTAGTATTCATATAAACAGCTTCAGTGCTATTAACAGTAGAGCCAGGATATAGTCCATTCCATTGGTTATTTTCGGCTGTTACTCTAAGAGGTACAGTTCCTCCCGTTTGGTTAATAATGTCAGCACTTGCATTGGCAAAATGTTTGACATTCAAAGTATCTACATCAATTTTTTCTGAACGAATAGCAGATATCTGTGCTGCTCCTACAGCATTCGCTGCTATGGTTAAAGTAGTAATCTGATTTGCTGCAATAGTAGCTGTAGTAATTTGATTCGCCGCTATCTTAGCCGTGTTAATAGCATTAGCTGCTATTTCTGACTCTCCAACATTACCTGCTCTTATTTTTGCTGATGTGATAGCATTAGCTGCTATTTGTGCATTACTAATTGTTCCTGATAATTTACCTGTACCGACTGCTGTAATCATAGCGTCATCTACACTGCCTGACTTTATTTCTGCTGAATCAATAGCATTAGCAGCAATCATGGCATTAGTAATATCTCCATTACCTACACTAATTTTTGCAAAAGCAATATCTCCTGTACCAATAGCTATTTTTGCTATGTCTATAGAACCTGTACCAATAGCTATTTTTGCTATATCAATATCTCCAGTTCCGATAGCTATTTTTGCTATATCAATATCTCCAGTTCCGATAGCTATTTTTGCTATGTCTATGGAGCCTGTTCCGATACTTATTTTTGCTATACCAATATCTCCTGTGCCAATAGCTATTTTTGCTATGTCTATAGAGCCTGTTCCGATACTTATTTTTGCTATGTCTATAGCTCCAGTCGCGCTTATTTCTGCGTTTGTTATACTGTTTGCTACAATTTTTGCTGCTGTGATTGAGTTAGCTGCAACATGGTCGCCGTTTACAGAATCATTTTGAATGACAAGACTAGTTACAGAGTTAATTGCTATTTGATTATTATTAATAGAGTTTGCTGCAATAACAATTGCATTTACTGAGTTTGCTTTTAATTGGTTTGACTCAATAGCATTTGCAGCTATAACAACTGCATTTACAGAATTTGCTGCTATCTCTGAATTACCTATTGCATTTGCTTGAATTATAGCTGCTGTTACTGAATTTGATTTTAGCTGTGCATTTTCTATAGAGTTAGCAGCTATACTATCTACGTTGATAGCATTACTGGCTACACTTGCATTTACTATGGCATTGGCAGCTACCCCTACTGTTGTTATAGCATTTCCTGCTACCTGGTCAGTATCAACTGCTCCATTTTGAATTATTATTCCATTTACAGAGTTGATTGCGATTTCGCTACTTCCTACTGAATTTCCTAATAATATAGTTCCGTTTACTGAGTTAGCAGCTATTGAAGCTGAAGTAACTGAGTTTGCAGATATCTCTGCATTATTAATTGTGTTTGCCCCTATTTGAATACTTCCTACAGAGTTAGAAGCTAGTTCTACTCCTGTAATACTATTTGCTGTAACTGTAAAAGCACCTACTGCGTCTGATGTAAGTTGGGCGGCTGTAATACTATTAGCTGTTATTGCTACTGTTCCGATTGAATTTGCTGATATCTCTGAACTACCAATAGCATTAGCTGTTATAGCTATACCGCCGATTGAATTTGCTGCTATCTCTGAGCTACCAATAGCATTAGCTGCTATAGCTATACCACCTATTGAATTAGCGGCTATTTCTGAAGTGCCTATAGCATTTGCAGTTATTGCTGCACTGCCGATTGAGTTTGCTGATATATGGGAAGAATCTATTTCTCCTGCTATTATATTTGCAGCCCCTATTGAATTTGCAGATATATGAGACTCATCTATAGCATCTGCTACAATAGCTGCAGCATTTATTGAGTTAGCTGATATTTGTACTCCTGTAATAGAATTTCCAGATATCTGTACACTTCCAATGGCGTTTGCTCCAACTTCCTCATCATTGTCTATTTTTACTTTATTTGTGAATGAAGTAATAGCAAAGGTTCCAGCATTATTAGCTACTTCTGCAAGTATCGCATCTGAAGAAGAATCTATTCTTAATGCTTGTCTAAATATATTTTTACCAGAGTATGCTCTTGAAGGTGCAGAACTTATGTTCATACTTGTATTACTTTCTATATAAGATACTGTAGAATAGAATCTTGTTGCTCCTGCAACATCTACTATAACTACATCTCCTGCTCTAAAATCTGTTGTGAACGCTGTACTCGTTCCTGTTATTGTACTAGACCCAGCTGTTAAAGTTATTGTTCCAGTTGCTTGTACTATATCATTGTTTGACTCTCCGAGTCTTTTCATAAATGTATATAGTATTTTATTACCATTAACATCTGCAGCATCTTCATCTGTGTGTAAATGTATTGCTTGTAATGGGTCTGATCTAGTATTTCCTCTGTCTAAGGCTCCATCATAGTCAAATAATAGATAACCAGTTTCTCCATTTGCTAAGTTGTTAAAACCTGCCTGTGTGGTAAAGTTAGTATTTGCACTTGCAAAGGCTAATCCATCTGCTCCATTTAATGGTTGGTACGAGTATGTGTTATTTGAAAAAGTTATAGTACCATTTGAAGTATTGATATTTTGAGTAGCAGTTAATAAACCACCTCTTACAATACTACCATTTAATCCTGCTGGTATAGTATCCGCAGAAAAAGGTGCTAGACTAGAGACATCGAAGTCTACTTTTGTTTGTATGTAAGAAGATGTTTGTCCACTTGTATTTCTTGTTTGAACTCTTAGTATATATTCATCTCCAACTACTACATTTCGTATAGTATAGGAAACTTGTTTGTCTACATCTATTTTTACAAATTCATCGTGATTTGGGTCGTGGGCTTCAGTCTGTGCATTATGTTGTATTCTATATCCTGCTAAGTGTTCGTATACATCAGTTAAACTATTACCATCACTATCTGTTCTAGTAGAAGTAGGATGAGTCCAAGATAATAAAATATCATAACCAGATACTCCTGCATCTAATGTTACATTGTCTCCACCACTAGGTACTATAGCCGCTGTTAGATTTTGAGGTACTGGTACTTCTTCTGTTCTTTTTGGTTTTCTTAATTCTGCTGGAAGTTCTGGTATTTCATATCCTCTATCTACTGCATTAAACTTTTCAATATTATACTCTGCAGCATTAATATTATAAGTCATCTCTCCACTATTTTCTTTTATTGAAGTAACAACATACTGTTTTATATTTCCAGTTACATCTACACCTTTATCTGTTTCTCCAGATATAGCATAGATAACTTCTCCATTTGGTACAGAACTAAATGCACTTGATACAGTTATTGAAGTTGAATTAAAAGAACTTACTGTTTGTTTTTCTATTCTAACATCTTCTGACCAGTGTAGTTGTACTAAAGCGCCTGCGTCATCTTTAACATTTCTTGCTTTATATTGGTCATCTATATCTCCACCAGCTTCATCAACTAATACTAAGTCTCCTTCTCTATAAACTACAGAATTAATTGTTGCTGTTTCTTGTGTTAAATATGCACCGCCACTAGGATATATTAAGTGTAGTTCATAATTATTATTTGAATCTAAAGTACTTGATAAGTCTCTATCTGTTTTTATTACTGTAGTAGTTGAGCTTGAAGATGTAGTAACTCTACCGCTTAATTGTGTGCCTGAATCATCTGCATCCTGAATATTAATAACATCTCCAGGTCTAAGAACTGCTCCAGCATTAATTCCTGTTGCAAAAGTTACAACTTCTCTTTCTAATCTTTCTGTAAATAAATGCCACTTACCATATCTATGTGCTTGTCCTTGTGATGTACAACCAAATGCTGTAACTGTTTTTCTAGTTATTCTTCCTGATTTTTGTATTTCATCTATGTCTTCTACAACTTCTGTTGCTTGTTTATAACTATCTTCTGGGTCATTCCATCCTACTCTTACTTGATTGTGTTTAAGTCTTCCTGCTGTACCGGAGTAAGCAAACTCGCCATCTACAACATTTCCTTTTGTGAATGTGTAAACAGCTCCTTTTTGAATATTAGAGCCTAAAGTGACTTCTCCATTATACCAGATAAGCATACTTCTAATAACTGTTGCAAATTGTTTTAAAGTTTTTAGTGCGTCTTGATTCTTTGCTATATAAGTGTTGCAAGTAAATCTTGGTTCACTTCCCCCTTTGCCATCTGGTACTAATTCATCACAGTATTTTGCAATTTGATACATAGTCCATTTGTCAATTTGTGAAAAAGTACCTTCAGGATCTAAATAGTTTCCTAATCCGTATCTTGGATTAGTAAGCATGTCCATAAATATCCATACTGGATTATCAGTAAATACTGGTTCGTAGTTTGCTTGGTCTGCTGTTTGTGTTAAATTGTTAAATTCTAGTTTGTCTCCTCTAAAATTACCATCCCAATCTACATATGCTCCTGTATCAGCTCCTGTAGTAACATTTCTTGTATAAGTTGCAACAGATCGTCTAACACCTGCTGCAGTATACTCAAATCTTGGGAAATAGTTAGTAGGTACTTTTACCTTCATTCCAAATATCTCATATCCTCTTTGTGGAATCTGAGTGAAGTCTTCTGCATCTACTACAACTCCTGCATATGCAGTATAAGGATATCTTAGCTTATCTGTAATAATATTTTCTATAGATTTTAATTGTGAACTATTAGTTTGTTGCCATGAATTTTCTTTTTGATTTATTGGTGAAAGTCTTTGAATTTTTATTCTGTAGGCATCATAAGGTTGGAATTCTTCTGTATTAATGAGGTAAGTATAACTAAACGCTTCTTTTGATTTGTCTGTTATAATTCCTGATTGAGAATCTTTAGTTCTAGTATTTTTATGATAGCTAGTTGTTGATGTTGCAATAGTTGGTCTGCCTACTACTAAGGCGTCTGTATAGGTACTGCCTCCGTCTCTTGAATAACCAAAATATATTCTATGTTCTGCAAAGCCAGGTCCTAATTTACCATTTTCTTTTTGTGAAATTAATCCTTGTGGAAACGCCATATTAAGTTTTACGGCATCTACTTCCCCAGGATTACCAACATTCATTTGTGCTGAAGTCTTGATTACTTCATTTGCGGTAGCATTGGTTGTTGGTTGGTCTAATCCAAAAGTACTATTTGTTGGATAACCAGTGCCTTGTACTTGATCTAAAGAAGCATTAATATTAGCAGCTGAAGAGGCACTTCCTATTCCTGCCGGAGTAGGTAAGTATGGCTGGTCTCTTTCTCCTGTTCTGAAAGCAAATCCAAAATTATTATAATTATATTGAGGAGTTTCATTTGATTCTTTTATTGGACTGGATAGTATAGCAATAGTATTTGCTGTATCAATACCTCCACCAACTGTTAAAGTTGCTCTATTGTTATCAGCATCATAACTTGCTACTTTGTCTACTAAGTCTAAATATAAACTTGTATTTGATTTTGTTTGTGCAGGTGCTAAGTCTACTCTTACTGCAGATGTATTTATAAATTCTGTAATTTTTGTAGCGAGCTGTGTTCCATTTGGTCCAGCTCCGTCTATTCTTAAATAGGCGGGAACTATGTGAGCTGTAGCATCATAAACATCTGAACTTGCAAATGTCATAATAGAAGTATCAGTTCTAATAATATTATTTCCTGCTATAGTGTCGCCTGCATTAATACCTTTTTTAGCTGCTCCTATTATTTGAATTTCTCTTGTGCCATCTGTAGTTAAAGAGTATTCAAAAATAGAAGGACTGTTATTGTCTACTACTATCTTAGTACTAGCGGTATATCCTGAATCTACTGACCTTTGTGGTGAAAAAGTGTTATTATTAGTTTCTCCTATTACAGGATTTTTATCGAGTCTTATACTTGCTGCTCCATTGACTAATCCTTCTATCGGGCCTTCTGATAGTGCATCATATATTATGGCTGTTTGAGCTGTTGATTTTCCTCTAGTTACGTATGCCATTATGCTATCACTCGCTTGCTAACCCAATCAATGTTTCCACCACCACCACCACCACTAGCTGTACCACCATATGATCCTGTGCCTGTGCTTCCTTCTGAAGGTTTTGATATAAATCTATACCCCATTTGATTTTTTATTCTACTTTGTGTAAATCCAAAATTAGTAACTGCTCCACCTACTTCCATTCTTCCATAACAGATTGGTACAGGTACTCCCATTTTTGTTGTATTAATTGGACCGTTAAATAATGAACTCTTTTCTTCTTTTAATTCATCGGGGTCATCCATCGTCATTTCTATTATTCCTTGTAATGCTAAACTCACACCAATTGACATCATTGCTGCTGCTATTTTTGCAGCTGTACCAGTATCTCCCATTGATATACTTACAACGATAAGAATAATTCCTAAAATTATTTTGCCTATTCCTTTTTTAGAACCTTGAGGAATTGGAGTTATGATTATATCATCTTTACCTAAATTATGTCCAATATTATCATAGTCCATAAAGTCTTCGCCTTTTTGAACAGTAAACTGAATATCACTATCTGTACATTCTAATAGGTATCTTCTGACTCCTCCTTTCATACAGTCGAGCGCATGCATAGCCTCTTGGACTGTGTCGCAGTTAAGTCTATGAGTTTCTCCAAAGAGTTTTCCCATTCTTCCCATTAAGTGTATTGTTCTAGTCATAATTTGGTTCCAAAATATAGTGGTCTTTGTCGGGATACGATACGATTAAATATGGTATACCAACGGCGTTACAATTATCTATGTCATGTTGACTCGGTTTACAATCTTCATCGTAGTGACTATGGACTACAAATATTATTTTCGAATTGAGTTGATATGTAATGAAAGTTTTTGCGTCCATTTTAAACATATCTTTTTCTTCTGAAATATTTTCGAGAGGAATATAAATTTTATTATTATTTTCTTCTACAACAAGTCCACAACATTCTCTAGGTGCGCATTGTTCAGCATGATGAAATATAGAATCCATCACGAGAAGGCTCTTGCTCCTGGGAATCCTCCAAACGGAAGTTCTACGTTTGTATTTGTAGCGTTCTTTCCTGTACTTGTTGCTGTGCCCGAGCTGATTGGATTAAATCCAAATCTTTTTTTACATCCTGTAGTAGTCTTACTGCATCCATCCCCTCTTTCCCAATAAGGGCCATGTCCAGGAGCTTGATCATCACTTGGAGATCTTGCTTTCCATAATAGTGTTTTACCATTTGTAGATGAAGTAGCCACATTGTCTGTAAATTTTACATAACTGTTATCTCTATCGTCTAAAAAGCTAAAGTATTCTGTACCATGAGAATATGTTGAGTATACTCTAACTCTTTTAAAGTTAGAATTACTATCTGATGGTGTTCCTGGTGAGCTTGTAGATTTAACAGCTTGCCAATAGTCTGTCACAGTAACACTTGAAGTAGTACTGTTTGCATTAAATCTTGTAGTTGTTTTAGTAGTTTTGTAATAAGTATTTATAGTAATAGCACCACTAGAATATGTTGTGAAAGTAGTTGTACTTGGTACTACATACTCATCATCTTGATTTACATAAACTGTGTATTCTGTGCCATCTCCCCCTGTTTTTAATTTTCCTTCTAAGTGCCAATTACATCCGCTTTGTGCTTTCTTCCATTCAGGTAAGTGTTCACTTGCTCCTTGATACATGAAAGGACATCTCTCCGCTAAGACATTTCTTGCTGGTAGAGTCACTCCTTGTATATCAAATGGGGCAACTAGTTCAAAAGTTACTGAAGCTTTTGTTCTTGATTTAATTCTATCAATAACCCAAACAGATCTTGGAAACTCTATAGGAGGACTTGCATCTCCTGTTTCTCCATATAAATACTTTTTAAGAGTTAATCTTCTAATTACTCTTAAACCAATCATTTCATGATAATCTAAACCTACTGCATCACTTAATACGCTTAGAGCATTTGCTAGAGTTACTGTAGGGCGAGCTATAGCTCCATCATTTTTTAGTTCGAATCCATCTGCTTTTATAGGAATAGGAGTATAAGTACGAATAGTAGAGTTAGTAGTAAAGTCTCTCATTCTAAGAGAGGTAGATTCGTCATCATCTATTCCACTAGTAAAATATGCAAAGTTATCTTTTACAAATTCAAACTCATATAGTTGTACCAGCTCTGAGCCTGGGTCTAACTTCTGTATATCCTTTACTAATATTTTCTCAGCCATTATGCTTCGTAGACTCTCCTAAAAGTGCAACTTAAAGAATAATATTCTGCATACTCCCAAGTCTGTTGCCAGTCATCACAAACAACTTTTACTGTTTTTTCTCCACCACTTTCATTGCTATCTTCATAAGTATAGTTAAAAGCAGTTACTCCTCCTTTAAGTTCAAAAAAGTCTGCTATATCATCTATGTCTGCTTTTGTTCTTGTTGCAAAATTTATTGAAAATTCTTGTTGTAAATTATTTATACCATTAGCTATTCTTTGTTCATAGCCATCTCCAAATTGTGTTTTAAATATCTTCGGTGTATTCTTTCTAGTAAAACCTTTATCTGGTCTAAATGTTACACTTCCGTTGCTAAATCCTATTGCCATATTATCCGCTTAATAGCCCTCCAGGTCTTTGCTGTTTGCCTATTTCTTCTAGTACAGCCATGTTGATTGCTTGTGCAAATTGTTTTCCTGTTTCTTCATCACTAGTAGTATCTGAACTACCGTCTGCCATGTTTACATTGATTGTTGTATTCACAGGTCCGTTGTTTTTGCCACTTAATTCTACAGGTATGCTTCTATTATTTGGAAGAGGTACTACTGCTTCTTTACCATGTAGTACTGCTCCATAACCTGAACTTGGTCCATCTGAAACACCTCCTCCTGAGAAAGATCTATAGCCTTTGCTCATCACTCCCCCATCTCTACCAGTTGGTACTGTTCCTGTAAAAAATTGTGCCATAGTACCTAAAAAAGTTCCTCCGCCTGTTGCAAGTGCCATTTTTGCTCTTTCATACATAGTAATCATTAACTGAATCTGAGCAACTTTTGCCATTATTTTTGCGGTCTTATCTTCTTGTCCTGCTACTGCTCCCATCAGGCCTATAACACCTGAGAACTGATTTAAGTTTTTACTAAATTCGTCTCTTTTGCCTTTTCCTTCATCTTTATAAGGAACAGTTCCGTCTCCTACTGATTGTTCTGTTCCGTTTCCTGCTGGTTGTTTCCATTCAAACTTCTGAGTCTGTGGGTTAAACCCATATTGTCCAGGTTCTAAGATATTCCAAGCTGCTAGTGCTTGTGCTGGTGTTAAAGAAGTTGAAACGTTTTCTAAATTTCCCATAGTAGTTTTGAATCCAGTTACTTTTTCTCCACTACCTGCTATAGCAGTTTCTAAAGATGATTTTTTATTCTCTGCCGTCATAAACTCTTGTGCTCTCATAGGCACTTCGCTTAATAATCTGTTAAAGAAAGTTCCTATAAATTTGTCTTTATCTCCACCATATAGTAACTCATTTATTTCTTTAGAAACTGTTGCTAAATGACCGCTTGCTGAATCTTGCTGGGGCCCTGCCTCTGTGATGCCATTTCCATACACGGACCTTTTTCTTGTTTCTCCATCTGCATTTGTATAGCTTTCTGTTTTTCTTTGCATCAAATTTAGTTCTGCAAAAGTCATATAAACTAAAGAGCCATCTACCTTTTTCATTAACATACCTTTAGCAGCATTACTTCCCTTGTTCTGAGGTATATTTGATTCTACTTGTAATTGTTTTTGTAGATTTAAAAGGTTTTCTGCTCTAGATCTTGCTTGTGCACCAAGCGAGCCTACTTGAGTAGTTTGCATATGTTTATTAAATGCAGCTGGATTTTCTTTTAGACTTCTTACTTCGCTTTCATGATCTAATCCTCCTATAATATCCATTTTTGTCTTGTGTGCTTCTAAATCTTTTGCTAATCTTGCTCCACGCATCGTTTCTACATCAATCTCACCTTGTAAAATATTTCTTTGAATAGTTCTAAGATTGTTTGCTATGCTATCTCCTGCACCTTTGATTTCCATTCCATGTGTAAAACCGCTTTCTATAATATTCTCTTTTATTATTCTTCCATGTCTTGTTGCGGCATCGTCTAATTTTTCTGCTTCTGTTTTACCTGTGGGCATTACTGCCCCTAATGTGTCTTCTAATAGTTGTTCTGAAAGGAATCCTCCAATAGCGTCAGTTATTGTAGTTGTAAAAGCTTTACCTATATTATCAAACATACTAGAGTCTCCTCTCATGCCTGCTCCTATAGCTTTTCCAAGATTTGCTTCTAAGTCTTTATATACTCCATGATAGGTTGAAAACATTAAGCTTGACCTTTTTTCTTCTAAATCATAAGCTATTTTTGCACCATGAATTACTTGATACTGAGCAGCTATTTGTTGATTTAATGCTTTAAGTTTTTTATCGTCTGTCTCTGTTTGTACTTGAAGATTTAATTGGTCTAGTTTAAGTATTTCTCCTTGAAGTTTAAATCTTTTTTCTTCTACTTTTAATGTTTTATTTAAAGTAGTCATTCCAGCTAAATCGCCAAACAGTGATAGTGTTTTACTCTTTGCCATTTTCTTTTGTAGTTCTACAGCCTGAGTTTGGAAGTAAGTATATAACTGTAATTTAGCAGTCTCACGATCTAAGTGGGCTTGATATTGACTTTGTGTTTTTATTAACTCTTTGTATTGTTGAATATTAGAGTCAAACAAATTTAACATATCTTGAAAAGGAACTTTAGGTAAAGATTGCGATATTCTATTTTGCTGTTTTACCATTTCTTTAGCATTGTTATTCAAAGCTTTAATAGCAGCACCTTCAGCACCTATCGCATCTTTTATTTTAATCATCTCTATAGTTAATGCAGGAGTTAATTTACCAGTTTTTATTATTTCTTCGTTTAAATCTGCAAACCTACTATCTAATTTTGCAAGAGTAGTAATTGTAGTTGCAAATTCAGCTTCTAATTCCCTAAATTTCTCAGAATTAATATCTGATATTCTTCCTAAGTATAATAAGTCTCCTGTTATTTTTGCAAAGTCAACACTTTGTACTGCTTCAAAAGTATGTAATAAACTTTGCTCTCCACTGCCTATTAATCCATCTGCTCTTACTTGAGACATTTTTAGTAATTCTTCATTTAAAGTTGCTATAGATCCTTTACTAGCATCTACTCTTTCATTGAAATTTTCTAGTATTTTATTAGCGTCTTTATTGAGATATTGCATAAAAGCTCTAAATGCCATATATAGCATTGAGATAACAGCAGCATATCCCATCAGGCCTGATAAAAACATCCCTACTTTACTAGCGGCTACAGAAACAACATTAAATATTGATTTAATATTTGCGGCACTTCTAGAAAAGAATAGGTGAATTTGAGCTGCTCCCTGTTGTGATCTTGCTACATTTTTTGTTATAAAAGTATCATGCTCTTTAGTCATTTGCAAAAGAATTTTTTTGTAATAATCTCTTTTCTTATCACTCATGTTTTTAAACATTCCAATTTCTCTTTTATGTTGTGAGTGTAAATTGGAGATTTGTGCTTTACTTAATTTTTTACCATCTGCAATTTGAGCACCCAGCTTTCCACCTGCTCCTAATCTATCTGCACCTAGCTTTCTTGCAAACTTGTTTTGTGCTAGACTTGGTGATGATAATTGTTTCACTTTAGCTGCTAATTCTTCCTCTTTAAGTTTTAACCTTTCTATTTCAGCTATTCTAGCTTCAGCTGCGTCTGCCTGACGTATTCGTAATTCGTTTGTGCTAGGGATTAAACTTTTAATGATAGAAGATGCAAATAACCCCATTGCAATTGCTGCATTGGTTGTGTTACCTGCAATAAATTTAGCCATTGGTTCTGCGATAGCAGCAATAGCTGGTCTTACTTTATTTAATAATTCATCAAAAGCGATACCTACCTGTGCTAAAGCATTTGCAGTAGGATCCATGATTTCATTAATCTTTCCAAACTTTTCTTCTGCTTGTCCAAGTACTTCGTTTACAACTGCTTGTGATTTTTGATATATTGAAAGTTGGTTTTTATTTAGACCTAGTGCGGCTGCATATTTTGTCGATGCCTCTTCTAGTCTTAATATAATACCTAATTCGTCCAATAGTTCTGGTTCCGCTTTAGTAACACCTCTTACTAATCTGTTGAATGAATCTGTCACATCTCGACCGAGTGCGACTGAAACTGTAAATGCGGCTTCTGATAGTTCTCTTAACTGTCCTGAAGAAAGTCCCGCGGCTCTACCAATAGCTGCGGCTTGTGAAGCTTCTGAAAAACTAATCATTCCTCGAGTAGCTGCCTGAATATCTTTTGATAAGGACTGGTACGCGATACCTGTTGCAGCAGCAAAAGCTACTTGTCCTTCTCTTAATACACGAAAGTCTGCCGCACCTTTTAGGAATCTAAAGGCTGCGTCAAGGGCAAATAAGTTAGCGGCTAAAGTAGCATAGGCAGGAACAAGTCCTCCTGTGATACCTTGGGACATTTTTGAAAAGTTTTTAGTTGAATTTGAAGATGCCTGTGCAGCACCTTTTAAACTACGGTCTGCTGATTGTGCACTCTTACCTGTATTTTTAAGACTTTTTCCTGCTTTATCAGCTTGTTGTGAGACTTTTTCTAAACCTTTGGCATTTGCCTTGAATTCAATTGTCCCACCATCTATCTTTTTCGACATTGTTTACCTGCTTCTCGCTTTTGCTTTTGCTGACAGTTCAGCTTGCTTCTGTGAGTCTTTGACTCGTTTATTTATAGAGTTTGAGTTCTCATTTTCTATATGAGCTAAAAAGTAGACGACTGTGCGTTTGTCCTCGATATCGAATGTCTCTAAGTAAGTACCTATAGGAGCAAAATCTTTGCCCATATACATTCCACTTGCTCCGTCCCACCTATCAGTTAATATGCTATGTAGCATAAATGATTGTTGGACCTCTAATGGATAATCACTCACTTCTGGAGGCATCTTATCGGGATCGGGATCTTGATTTAGTTGCTCGCAGATTGCAAGGTATTTGTCTAAATCAATATCCTCAGAAAATTGTTTTTTAATTAGCCCAAGTATTTTACTTACTTGGTTTTGGTAAAATTTTCCAGTTCTCCGACAGTTTCACTTACCCACTCATCGAAATCACTAGAGTTCTTCATAAGTAACTCTGCATTTTCGTTGTTCCACACTAAAGTGTCTTCTGGGTCTACTTCGCTAATATCTACTAATAGAAGCTCTTCTAAGTAATTATATTTTAAGCCTTTCCAGCCTTTTATGATTGCTTTGCAGTATTCAGTTAAGAATTTATCATTATCAAGCTGTTCTTCGTATGCCCTAGTCTTTTTGTTGAACTTTTGTGATACACTTTTATTTCTAAGTTTTAGCAATTCTTCTCTTGCTAAATAAGTAAGTTTTACAGTAAATCCCTCTAATCCTGGGAAATCTACTTCTACTGTCTTGCTTGGAGTTAACAAACTCTTAAGCGATACTACTGGTGTTTTATTTTCTGTTGTCATTTGTTTATTCCTATTAAAAAAATGTATGGGGAAATGACTCCCCATACACTCAGTTTGTTATTAAGCTCCTACGTAAGTAACTGATACTTCGTTGGTAGCGTCCGCTGCTGTTGCTGATGATAAGTCTGTTGGTAAACCATGGAAGGCTACATCTACAGATATTACATCTGATAAATCATGGGCAGGTAACTCTAAGTGAGCTTTTGGCAATGTAACTGCAACTCGAGGAGTATTACTACCACCACCGATATTGAATGTCATTGCAAAAGCGTTAGTGATTACGCCTCTTGATTCTTGAAGTTTCTCAAATAAGTCTAAAGACCCATTTGCCACATCATTTAGATAACAAGTGAAATTACCTGTCACCGACCTTGTACCAGTAACATGACCTAATGGTAAGTTTACTTGTCCAATTGTTTCCGGTGTTAAGTAAGTATTGTTGTTCTCTATAGTAATGTTTCCACCTGTTAGAGTAACTGCAAAGGTTGTGTCTGAACTACCTAAGCTACCGACTGCACCTGATACTTCACTTGCATCATAGACTAGTGATAAGTCTGTTAATTTTTGTCTAATGAAGTTTGAAGTCGTGTCTACTCCTTCTCTGATTAAACCTTTTGCTGTAGCTCCTGAAGCTTCAGTATTTAAAGAAGCCGCTTCTTCAATTGTTTTGCCGTTTCCAGACCAACCGATTTGTGCGATTCCTTCAATATCAAAGTCAATTGAAGCCGAGCCTACTGAACAATCTGCTAATTTGTAAATTGTTACTCCGTCAGTACCTGTAGTATATAGTGCGTTAGTTGAGTCTTTTGCTGCTCCAAGAACAAAGTACATGTTGAAAGATCCAACTTCTACATTGTTTGAATTTGCAAAATCAAAGACTTGACTATTTGTTCCACCGAAAGCGTCTCCGCCACAAGCTTTATCATAGTCTTTTGCACTCATTGCTGCCCATAAAGGGCCTTCTACTGCAAAATGTTTTGCTGCATCGGCATGGTCGCCTGATACATATTTTGCGTTACTACCTGACTTTGTAGGTCTCATGTAAGTGTTAAAACTCCACTCTGCTGGTGCAAAAGAGTCGGTGAACATTGCTCTACCTCTCTTACTGTAACCAGCGGATGTTGCCGCTTCACTTAATGTTATTTCTGAAGTATTTGTAGCTTGGCTGAAAGAAAATCCATCTAATACAGGTATCTCATAAAGAGCTGTGTTTCCAGATGTTCCGTCTTCTGACCATTCCATAAATACTTTGGTATCTCTACTAAAGAAAAATGCCATTTTATATATCTCCGTTAATATCGAATCTCTACGGTAATTTCTCCAACACCGAGAGGTTCTAATACACCTTCATCTGTATCTACAGTTAAGATTGAAGTCTGTACTGTAGACTGAGATGTTCCTGTTGAATCTGTGTAAGTTAATGGATCATTATCCTCTAACACAGTTTCTACATCTTCTAACAATTCTTCGAGTGCTTCAATGACATCATTGTCATCTGATACATAACATCGAACTGTTATTCTTAAAAATCTAAATCGAAAGCCACCGCCATCGTATTCTCTTGTTTCGCCCCCTGCTCCTATATGGATGGTAGGGAACTCATTCACTTCGTCCCAAAATTTGAGTCTGCGCTCTACATTACTTACAGAAGTTCTCATTGGAGGACTTCCATTTATCTGCGTCTCTAACGCTACTGCTAAGGCTTCGACTATGGCTCTACGACGCGACGAATATCTTCTTGCTTGTGTTGAGTCCATTATACTCTCCTTACTTTGAGGAACTTATCTCCTATTATACTTTGTGCTATTGCTCTAACACTTTGCCCTATTATCTTTCTTGGGTCTCTTTGTGTACTGCCTTGTTTATATCCTGGTTCAAATGTTTGATAAGGCATTTTCATGTAAGTATAGTCTACTTGTACACCGCCTTTTGGTCCTACCATTACTTGTGTAGGTTCTACACTATTAGCAAATCTACCACTTCTATACACTAATGCTCCACCTTGTCCCATTCTACTTGCTACTTCTTGTGGAAGTTGTGCTTCTAACATTGCTTGTAAATGTAAAGGACTTTGTGCTGTTTTTGCTTTTTCTACTGTTCTTCTGCCAGTTTTTTTATATTTAGCACCAGAT